CCTAGAACAATTAAAGCTATTGATCCGACGGTTCAAGCTTCTTGTGCTGTTCCAATGAGAATTGTGACGAAACGCCTGAAAAGTATGTTTAAAAATAATCTTTTCGAGCTAGGTGGTTTCATGTTTTACCTTTTTCTAGGTACTGGGCTAAAACCCGGAGGTCTAGATGAGTGGTTGAAAACTGCTGAAGCCCACCTTTCCACATATTCTGGAAGAAATTTCATAGTAGCAATTGTAGCTGGGGACGATACTTTAATTATAGAAAGTATTGGAGGTAAAATAGGGTACGTAGAATCAGATTTTAGTAAATTTGATCGTACACAAGGGATTCATGCTCTAGAAGCTGAGTTCTCTATTTTACATTTCTTGGGAATGCCTCTAGATGTGATTGATATGTTGCGTAAAAGCAACAAAACAACGGCAATTTATAATAACAGACGTTTAGGAGTGAAGCAAAAGCTTCCCATGCCTTTACAAAGGTCTACAGGTGCAGCAGACACCACCTTAGGAAATTGCTTAACTAACATTATGAGCATAGTTTATGGGTATGTGATGTATGGTACATATAATCCAAGCGATCTAGGTTTTTGTGCGAAAGTGAAAAAACATGATAGCTTAGACACAGCCACCTTTTTGAAAGGTTGGTGGTCTGATGGAATATGGTATCCGTTACCATCTCAAATCCTTAAAGCTGGTAAGATATTAACAGATCCGTTACATATCACTAGAAAAAATAAAAGAATAAATACAGCGATTCAGGCTTGGTCGATTGTAGCGAAAGCAGTAGCATTAGGCTATGGTTCTATTCCAGATACTTATCCAATTTTTGGTGTCTTTTTAAAGAAAATGAAAGCACAATCAGAAGAAGAGAGTACTGGTTTACCAGTTTTTCTCCAAGAACATAAACCCATTAGTATTTCCACTTCTTGTAATAGAGACACTCTAATACAAGCAATGGTTGATAGATATTCGAGTAGCGTAGAAGAGATCAAAGATTTAGAAGATTTAATCATCAACGCCCCTTTTCCCGGTGTGATAGCACATCCTTTGTTGAGGAAAATGGCGGTAGTAGATTATGGTGATGGAAATCTTAATCTTTATCTATAGTTTTAGTTTATGACCAGGCTGTCCATTAAAGTGGAGGTAGGACAGAGAGAGAAATGGGGGGTAAATACATTTCTCTAGCGAAACATAACCAGGAAAAGAAATAGTAATTCAACAAGCCGCAACATCTAACATTTATTGATACAATGACCACATACACACGAATTACACGAGCAGAACAACTACTTAACAACTTAGTAGCCAGAGGCACCTTATCAGAAGCAGGTAAAGACTGGCTTGTAGTAGCTCTTGATCCAATGCACGACAAACAAGTAGAACATTTAGCAGGC